TAGGCAATTCCGCCCACCACGACCCAAGAGTTAGCAGCAATTTTGATGCAACTTGCAGCTTTGTATCGTGCAAGCACTGGAACTGCTGAAACTGCACCGGCTGAAACCACTGTGGTAGTTCCTGATGTTAATGCGTTGATTGTAGTAATACCTGCGCCTTTTTGGTAAACATTAAGAACTGTTCCAACTGGAAATGCAACTGAGGCATCGGTTGGAATGCTAAAGATATTTGCAGCAGCATTATCCATCGTCACAATTTTGTTTAATCCATCAGCAAGAACGGCAGTGTAAGTCGTGCCTGTTTGAGCGTTTACTGATACGCCAGCGAAAGATGTGTCGATCGCTCCTGCCAGTGTTCGGATAGCGAGTGCGCCATCTTTAACCAGATCGGTATCGTCTGGTGTTTCCCACCCAAAGTTCGATGTATTTGCCATATTACGCTATTACTCCTATCGCTGTCTGCCAGGTTATTATACTTGATAAAGTGTTCCAAGCCTCTGAAGCATTGACCTCTGACCAGTTCTGGAATACAGCTGAGAATTCAATTGGGCTCAAATTGATTGTTAAGAATAATTCATTGAAAGATGTGCTCCAGTTCCATCCTTCTACATACCCCTCAAAATAGCTTCCAGTGGCGATTTGAGAAGGTAAATCTGTGATTCTAATGGGCTGACCTATAAAAATGCCCAATAGGGCATCTCGGTCTGCATCGTCTAATTCTGGATTGGTAATTGGAAAAGTAATGCTATCGAAATTTGGCTTGGGAAATGCACGAAGTGAAATATATCGATCGGCAACATTTTGGGCATCTGTTGCACTATGAATAGTTGAGTTAATAGTTTCGGCTTTGTAGCCATAAGTTCCAATTGAAACGCTATTAATAGCGACCTTTTGTTGATTGTAATTTTCCCCATAATTGATGGCAATTGAGTTTCTCACATCACCGATTTGGGTTTTGGTAGCCAAACCTGAACCGATGGCACTATTGGCTGAGATTTCAATAAAACCATTTGTAGCTGCATAATCCTGGCGATGAGCTGCATCTGCATAACCGATGTTTCCAGCATTATCTTCATATAGATATCCAAAGGCTGAATTAGCAACCAATGAAGCGATATTGAAGATAGTGTCTTCATTTGCTCCACGATTTTGCATTGTGTATTGACCAGGTTGATCTATTTCACCAAGTCCTAAATTTGCAGCCGTTGCCCAAGTTTCTGTGGCTGTATAAGTAGTCCAAGTTTCAGATGCAGATAATCCATTCCAGTTATTTAATAAATACTCGCTTAATAAATGATAAATTTGTTGTCCATCTTTTTGCTGACTTAAAGTTCCAGTAGTGATGATCTTGGCTAATTTTGCTAAAGATCCAAGTGCGATAATTGAGTAAGCAAGAACTCTACCGACTGATCCAGTAGCCCCTACTGAAACTGTTATGTCGGTTATGTTGCCACCAAAAATAGGCACATAAGTTCCAGCACTGTTTTTTACCTGAAGCAATAAACCATCGTTTACTTCGATGTCGTAAGTTTCATTATTTGGAGCAATTAAATTGATTTCGACATATCCTGGATTTGGTTGCTGATAAATATCAGTTCTACCTGATTCATGGGATATATCTGATATAGCCACATTGGTGTAATTAACGCCATTTATGGTCAATTTCCAAGATGGATTAAATAAGGTCATTAATCGCCTCGAACGCTTTTACCGCTTAATGCTGGCACTGATCGAGCAGAAGATGCCGCTAAAACCTTTGCAACTGTCCTTGAAGCGCCCTCAGCATCAACAGCCTTAACTGTAATGTTATTTACTGTAGTTCCAGCTCTTGCAGCTGCTGCTGCCAATTGTGCATCCGTTGCATTTGAAGCGTTTGCTGAAGCCGTAGCGGTTGCGCTAGAAGCAGTTGAAATTGCAGATCCTCCACCAATAGTCGGAACATTTGGCAATAAAGGAATTGAGTTGTAAGCATTGATAACAGCATTTATTGCTGCCACTGCGCCTTTTACCGCATTCTCAACTGCATTAACGACATCAGCAACAATATTGATAATGCCACCGGCAATAACTCCAATAACCTTTAATGCTCCACCTAAGCCATCAACCAAAATTGGGATTAAATAAGTTGAAATAAAATTACCAAGATCCTGGAATGTTTCTTTATTGTCCATAATTGCTTTTTTAATAGGATCAAAATATGAAGCAAATTCGCTCAATGCTGGAACTACTTGATTGACCACAATATCAACCAATTTTTCAATGTATGGAAGCAACGCATTTCCAATACTCTCTTTGCCTTCATCAACTGCTTGCTTTAATCTATCCAATCTACCTTGAAAAGTTTCTGCATTTCGGGCAGCTGCTCCACCATAAAGTTCAGATAATTTCTCTGTTGTTTGGGTAAAATTCATGGTTTTCAGATCAGCAGCTGATAAACCAATTCCCAACCTGGCTAACTTTGTATCTTGCCCTTCATAGGCTTTTGCAAGGGCTTCTGAAACTTCACTTAAATCTTTGCCAGTTCCCTTTGATACATCTAGGGCTAAAGTTAATAATTGCTGAGCCTTTGTTGTGTCCTTTGTTGAAACTGCCAATCTCTGCATTGCTCCACGAAGATCGGTATCGGATACGCCCGCTGCTAATTGGGTCTTGCTTATGAAATCCTCAGTCGCCTTAATTTGGGCATCTGTTGCCCCTGTGGCAGACTTTAATGCGCTCGCTAACCTTAACTGTGCTTGCTCATCTTCGATGGCTGCTTTAACCCCATCAATGCCTATTTTGACGGCATAACCAGCAGCAGCAACGGCTGCGACTGCAAAGGCTGCACCAGCTGCTTTACCAAATTTTTCAATGTTGGATGCGGATTGATTTACATCATTATCGGCATCATTTAATTTCTTTTTAAGATCATCAACATCAGCAAGGATGGATAACTTGAGCGTGCGATTACCAGTTGCCATTATGCCCATTCCTTAAGAATTCGATCAAATGCTGATTCCCATTTTTCAATCAATTGAGGCTGAATTCTGCGAAGGGTTGGATATATGAACCAGCCTCGACTACCTCGACCTTGCCGTCCGCTATATGCAGGAAACTGTTTGAATTTATTAGAACCAAACTCAAGACCACCCCATAGGGTTTGCGTTGTAGCACCACCTGAAAACTTCTGTCGTGCAAATCCGTATGAGAACTCACCGATCTTGCTCGACTTCGAGATACTAACTCCATCCGCAACTCTCTGAACTGCTTTGCCTGATTTTGTTCTGCTTGAAGCAGTCGCCTTAATTTCTTCAGATGCAAAATACGCCAGAGCAGCAGATTGAGTTCTTGCTTCCTCTGTTGCCTGTTCATCCATCGCCTTAAATGCTTTTAATATATCTCGGATATCGGAGCGATCATAGGCGATCTTAACATCACTCAATTTCGCTCCTTTAATATCTCGATCGCAGTTAATAAATCTTCTGCGTTTGTCCATTCACTCATTGGAATTCGAGTAGCGATTGCTACCTGAACTAATAAGCGACTTACGCTTCCTTCTGGATGGCTTTTGGGTCGCCATCATCACCGACAATTACATCAGCCACTGATTCCATCCAGGCTTCAAATGATTTGACGGGTTTACCAGCAGATTCCCGCTTAAGGGAATTATAAGCAAGAAACATAAGATCCCAAATGCCCATCTTGTCTTTTGCTTGTCCAATGGTATTTCCTGTCTGTTTTTCCCATTTAGCCCACTCAGGAGGTTGGGCAATATAGGTTGCTTGCTCTCCTGAGTTATATTCAATTGTAATTGGCAGTTTCATTTTTGCTCCCGTTTCGTTTTATTAGCTAACTGTTAAAGTTGGCTTTGCTGTGCATTGCAATGTGAATGAAACTTGTTGTGCATCTTTTCCATTTCCATTTGGATTTGGGAAATTTGGATAAAGGTTGCCAGTAAATACTGCACCTGATGCAGCTGTAAATGAATAAGCCAATGCAGTATCTGGTGCGCTTGATGCCGCTGCCCATAACAATTCGCAAACTGAATATGTGCCTCCTGCGCCTGATGCGCCCCAATCAGCAAGAATTGTTAAATCCATTGTTGCTGCTGAATCGATTGATTTGTAAACACGACCATCAAGAGTTTCGTATGCTTGACGATCTAAAGTTGTATTTAACGCGACTGATATTGCTTGAGCATCATAGGACTTACTATCAATAGTAAGAGCCAAATCACGCCCTGTGATAACTGTGGTTGCCACTTGATCTCCTTTAGTTTTGGTTGTAGTAAGTCGAAACCCTAATATCTGCAATAAGCAGAGTTGATGCTCCTACTTGACTGACTGTTGGTCTTTCGACTGAACTGATTTCATACCCTGATGGAATTACTGCCAGAACGCTCATAATTAGTTGCTCGATATTGTCCAGGCTTGCTGGATTGCTGTTATAGGCAACTGCCACTGTGATGGTCATATTGATCTTTGCTTTAATGACTGATTTATTAATTAAATCAAATTCTAAATAAGGTGAATCTGGAACGCACACAACTGCTGGAGGTATTACATTCTCTGGAACAAAACTGTAAACATTGCCAGCAACTGTTGATAATGCATCGGCAAGAGGTTGTCTAACAGCTGAAAGAATTGTTGATGATGGCATTATTGAGCCATGCTTTCAATATCTATAAATGCGCCTAATAATCCTACGCACCTATTGAAAAGACTGCGCCCCATGCGGAACGGGGTTGCTGTGAAATCTACGCCTTCAATCTGACCTCCTCCTGCAAGGCGGGATTGAAATACTTCTAGAGATACTGCGAATACCGCTGATCGGACTGGTTGAACTCCAACATAAGTTGAAGCAGCTGAAAGGGTTGCTGTTCCTGATGGAATGATATTTGCGCTTTTAACATCTGCGTTTGTGATGGCGCATGAAAATGTATATTGTCCAAGATGATCTGCCAAGATTGTGCGTGTGCCATTATACGGAGTTCCACATCCTGCGATAACTACTGATTGACCTTCTGTAAATTCATGAATTCCAAGTGTTGTAAAAATTGCAACATTGGATGTTAATTCTGCCTCTTGAATTGGGCTCTTAAATGAAACTAACATTGGAAGGATCACGCCTTCTGCGGTATCAATTACTTCATTCAAATAACTATCTGAATATAAAGAAGAAGATACGCCAAGCACTGATCGCAACTCGGTGGCTGTGATAATTGATGGCATATCTTCCTCTCTAAACTCCCATTAATAGCTGCCTACCAGCGGGAGCACCAGTAGGCATTAAGGGCTATTACGCCTTGTTCCAACGACGGATTCCGCCAGCAACCTTTGTTGCAATTGCGTAGTATCCGTAAACTGCTACCTGTAAGCGACCATTAGCGAACGCTTGAACTTGCAGTGTTGTCTTTGGTGCTTCGTAGAATGTGATTGCATCTGGATTCACCAAAAGCATTGTGTCGTCAGCAGTTCCTGAACCGATAAATGGATCAACATATAGGTTTGTGCCTAATACTGAACCAACTATTGATGAAGGTGATGAAATACCAGCGTTGTTTACTGGATTTGCAGCAGCATAAATTGGACGCTTTGTTGTATCTTGCGCAGCAAGAAGAACTGACCACCATGATGAGTTTGTAATCAAGTTGGTTGCAAATCCACCAGTTGCAGCGTAAGCAGCAGCTGCTTCTGTTGCGATGAATGATTGAAGTCCATCAGCATCAGCTGAAGCAGTTGCAGCAACTGTTCCATCTGTAAACATCTTTGTGAATAATGCAGTATCAGTTGCCTTTGCATAAGCATTGTTTAATTGACGAATTAACTCATCATAAAATACTGGAGATGAACGATCGATTAATTCCCATGAAATGTTTTGTAATCCAGCTGCTTTTTTAACATCAACAGTAATGTAGCCAGAAGCCATTTCAGTTCCGCCAAGTGCTTCGCCTTCAGTTGAATCTGAATCGATTGTTGGAGCGGTTGTTAGTTTAGGAATTGTGAAAGACATTCCTGAAGATGGAAGAACACCGCGAGAAACTGCATCAACTGATGGGCGATTGCCAATAGTTGTTGTAATGAACTCGTTCATGTGTTGTGGAAGTGTTAGACCTGTGTTTGTTGTTGTGTCGTCTGCGAACTTAACATAAGTGCGAGATTCATCATTGCCCATTGCAGCTTTGATTGAGTGCTCTAAGTAAGAACCAGCAGAAACGATTGGTGAGCGTGGCTTTGAGTAAGCAACTGGTTGATTTGCTACTACTGCCACAGGCTCAGACTTTGCAGCTTCTACCGCTTCGGTGGCGATAGGAGCATCTGAAGTATTCTCAGACAATTTGTCCTCCTGTGTTGTTATTTCCTCAGCGGTTGCTTCGGAATTCTCTGGTGTTGATTCGGTCGCAATTACAGATTCGACCCTTGCTGATGCGATTGCAGGATCAGATACCAAACTGACCTCAGCCAATGAACTCTTTGAGATTACCATTGCGCCATCTTTGTTGTCCCAAGCATCAACCATTACTCCAACTGAAAAACCATCACGAAGTCCAGTCGCAGCTTCTTCTAAAGCATCATCAGCAGCAAATGTTTTTGCTAATTTAAATGTGCCTTCTAAACCTGTATCGGTTGCAGTGATATCAATTAACTTGCCCAATGGACGAGTTTTATCATGTTCTAAAAGTAATTTAACTGGCTTAGAAAAATCGATGCTGTCTTTTGCAAATACTGTTGCTCCAGCACTGGTATTTCCTCGCTCATTCCAGCCAACAATTCGACCAGAGATGGTTCGCTTGTTTGTATCGGCTGCGGTTATCGTAATTGGGAAATTAATCTTCATTTGATTAAGTCCTCCTCCTCTTGAATTTGCTCGATACTCATTGCACCGATGCGATTGAGAATTTCATAAACTTGTGCTCTTTGTAGGGCATCTCCACGCAAGAAGTCATCAACGCTAAAACGAATTTCAGTTCCGTAAGGAGTGAAGTCCGGCATTGTTAGGCGTTGTTCAATTGCAGTTAAAATTGGACGAAGAGAAAAATCAATAAGGGATTTTCTTTCGGAAACTGAATTGGAATAAGTCATGCTGGTTGTTTCAGCTGAAATGAAATAAGCAGGAATACCTGTGGCTCTTGCCAATTCTAAAGCAACATATTGACGAGCCTCATTTAATTGTAATTTTGCTGGATCAAATCCCAGTGCCTGTAATTCAACATCAGCATTTAAGAATGCAGTTGCTCTTGTTGATCTTGATATTTTCCATGATTCTAATAATTTTGAAATACGCTCTGGAGTTAAATTTGTGCCATTTGATTTAAGAACCATTGTTGGAACTGGTTCTTTTGCATAAAGTTCAGCGGCTTTTTCCAATTCAAGAGCTGCACGAATTGTGCGACCTGCTCTTTGCAAAACACCTTCATCTAAACCATCAAATCGAATTAATGATCCAACTCCTGATGATGGCGTCATAACTCCATCTAATTCATAACCTACAATTTCAGTTGAATTGTTATTTAATCTTGTAATAACTCTGTTTGGTGCAATTCGTGTCCATTGACGAATTCTTGCTCCGTCAGAAACGGAATAAGCATCCAGAACAAGTCCGTATCCAACTCCATAGAACAAAATGTCTTCTGCAAGCCATCCGTAAACTGCTGATCCTGTAATGCGTGCATCTGGTTGCCAAATTGATTGAGTTGGCTCAACATGAGCACCTGTAAATTTGTTATAGCCCTCTAATGGCAATGAACCAATGGTCGAACAAATTATGTTTCTTGCTCGAGCCAATGCCGGAACGGACATTGCCATTTCTCGGGTTGCGGTTTGATTAGAAAAGTAAACGCCACCTAATGCTTGTTGAATGTTGTATGGTGCATTTGCAGCAGCTACATCAACTTCATTTGCAGTTGGCTTTGTAGTTATAAAACGATCAAATAGTCCCATTGTCGTATATTATACCTTATGTCCGATTTATCCGATTTGTATATCTACCTCAGTTTCTGGTTGTGTCGCAAAGTAGGAAACAAGCGCAGTTGCAACTCCTGCGCAAACTGCAACTCTTGATGCCCTTCTACCAATAATCCAAGATCCATCGCCATACGGCAACCTTGCAGCGGATAAAACTTGTTGAGTTAATTCTTCTTGATTGCCATGCTGTAAACGATGGCTATTAATTGCACCAAGCCATCTGTCGCAACTTTCGCTATAAATAGCACCATCCATGTCGGTCGTTTGAATTCCTGCTTGGGTCAAACGGGTAGCAACGGCAGCAGCTGTCCGTTTTGAGTAGGCAATGGTTTCTACCTGGTATTTTCTAAAATATGGAGCAACATCATTGGCAACTGCTAAATCATTAAGTGAATAATCATTTGACCAGGTATGAAGCAATTGAACATAAAATCTTTCACCGCTTAATCTTTGTGCAGCAACTAAAGCACCAAATTTTCTATCTGGCGATAAATCAAGTCCAAGCCACATTGGTTTTTCAGGATCAAGCGGAATTGGATCGATTGCACATGATTGCCATTTTTGAGCATCTACCACTGAGTTTATTGTGTCCACCCATTGGCACAATACCTCCGTTCGGACTATATCTGGTGGATCATTAATAACTGCTTTTAGATTATCTGGATGAATTGTGATTCCTAAAGATGGGTTGGCTTGAGCGAACGCTTCCCAGTTCGG